AAGAACACGATCGGGGCCGCCCTCGCGCCGACCGTGACCGACCTGGTCAACCGCCTGACAGAGTTCGTCCGCGCCAACGATGACCTGATCACGCAAGACATTCCCAAGTTGTTCGACGCGCTCGCCAAGATCATCCCGCCGGTGGTTGAGTTTGCCGCGCAGCTCGTGGACGGCGTGGCGTTCCTGGTGACGGAGTTTCAGCGCTTCAACAAGGAGGCTGAGGACGGGATAGGATCGGCCAAGGTTCTGCGCGACGTGTTCGTGACGCTGGCGGCCCCGATCCGCACGATCGTGGACCTGATCGGCCAAGCCGTGGGGGCGCTAGATCGCCTGGCCGACCGCGTGAACGTCCTGGGGAAAGCCAGGGACCAAATCCAGTCTGCCTTTGGGATCCAGGCGCAGACCGGGGCGTTCGCGACTGACCAGGTGACGAACCAGCGCGTCACTGCCACCGACGTGCTTACAGGGGCTCGCCGGGGCGTGTCGGCCGAGTCCGTCGCCGCGGAACGCAGGCTCACCGAGCAGCTTGAGTCGGAATCTCAGGCGCGCGAGGCATTTTTTGCCGAGCAGCAGCAGGCCGAGGCTGACGCGGCGGTCAGGGCTCAGCGCCTGGCGTCGGGCCGCACTCGCGTGCGTGGCAGTCGTGGCGGTGGTGGTGGCGGACGGGCGACCGATGACGCCCGAGACGTTGTGTCGAGCGTGACGTTTGAGGACGTGCTCCGAGGTGTGATCGGCGGACGAGGCGACGACATCGCTCGGCAGATCGGCGGCCTCGCCTCTCGCACGCCCTCGGCCGCCGCGATCAAACCCACGGTCGCCATCGACTTTTTCAACTTCCAGGTCACCCAGAACATCACCGGACGCGCCGACCCTGCGGAGATCGGGCGGCAAGCATCCGAGGCAATCCGCCGAGAGTTCCAGTCACAGACGGCCCGCGCCGGAAACACGTTGTCGAGCAACATCGTGAGGTGACATGACTAGCGTGCTCCAGAATCCCGCCCTCCTGGGCCTTATCGGCCGGTCTACCGCGTCGTTCTTTGCGTTGGACCCGACCGGCACGACCCCGATCCAGATCCTGCCCGACCTCGTCCCCGGCGTAACGCCGCTGCGGATCACGTTCGACCTGATCGACCAGGAGACCTTCACGGAGGAGTGGGACGCGACGGAGAACAGCCTGCAGGACTTTACCGACGTAGCCAGCAACCTGCGTCGTCGCCTGCGGTCCCTGTCGATCACGGGCACGCTGTCCGGCGTGGCTCAGTCGCTGGCAAGCGGAGTTCCCCCGGTGCCCACGCCCATCGGGCTGCGTCTCGACCTGATCCGCGTCGCGGCCCTGTCTCAGCTTGCAGGGAGGCGCAGGCCCGTTGCCTGCGTCACTCCTCGAGTCTCGCTTCCCAAGGCGTTCATTACGTCGATCTCTCGCCCTTGGAGCCCAGACAACGGCGAGAGCACGATCGTCACGGTGACCCTGCGGGAGGCCAGGATCGTCAGCCCGATTACGGCCGACGCTATCGCTCCTGACTTCGGAGCGCAGGTGCCAGGCAACAACACCGCGGTAGGCGGCGGTCAGCAGGCGGGGACGCCCGTCACGACGCAGGCCGTGTCACCTTCTTCCAGCACGGGCGTTCCGCCCGTCGTGACGCCACGATGATCAGCCGACGTACATACAAGGTCATCAGCCACTACGCGCGGATCTGGTACGCCGTGCGCTCCAACCTTGACGCGCTGGGGGTGCCACGGTGGCGGTGATCGAGATCCAGGTGCAGCCGGCCGAGGGCGTCTCGCGCTTTGAGACCTCAATCGTGCTCGAGCAGGTCCGTTACACGTTCGCCTTCTACACGAACACGGAACGCAACGGCTGGGCGTTCGACCTGACGGACGACACGCAGACGCTGTTGCTCGCAGGCATCGGGCTGACGGGAGGCGTGGACCTGCTCTACCCGTACCGTTACCTCCCTGTCCCTCCAGGCGCACTGTTCGTCAACGACCAAGCCCCCACGCGAGCGGACCCGACGATCGACGGCTTCGCCTCCGAGGAGGTGGCCCTGTATTACGTGACCAGCGACGAGGCGTTCGCGTGACGGGCAAAAAAAAACCGCCCCGGAGGGCGGCTCTTTGTCGGCCGTGGGCGCGCCTAGCAGGCGACCGTGCGGGCCATCCAGGGCAGCCCCAGGGTGTCCAGGGCGCCGGCCACGATGCGGGCGTCCTCCAGTCGCTGCCGGGTCTCGGCGCTCATGCGCCCCTTGCGAGCATCGGTCTGCAGCGTCGGGCAGTAGCCCTCGCGGCAGAGCTCGACAAAATCCGTAATCATCATGCCGGTGGTGTTTCGGGAGGCGGCCTCAAGGCGGGCGACGGTGAGCTGGGTGTTGCTGCTGCTGTTCATGCACTTGGTATAGGGCGTGTTAGTGAGAGTGTCAACACCCTTGATCAAATTTTGATGGGTGGGTGCTAGTGGTCGCGGTGTACCCAGAGTTTTTGCACGTTACGTCACTAGTGTCAGTGACGAGCACTCCTCCGATCGTGGTCCAGAGCGTGACCGGCGAGGGTCTACGTGTGACGTGGTCTGTGCGCAAAAGCAACAGCAGCGAGCCTGACACGGCCAGGGTAACGATCTACAACCTCGCTTTAGCTTCTCGTAAGCTGCTCGAGGCGCTTGTGCCTGCGCTGCCGGGCTTTGCCTTCCGTTGCGCGCTCAGCATAGGCTGGGGCGACGCGGTCAACCCTGGGCCTGGATTCGTGCCGCCCACCCAGGTGCTGGCCGGGCGGATCTGGAGCATCACTCCAGAATTGCGAGAGCGCACGGACGTGCTGACGGTGATTGAGTTCGGTGACGGGTTGGTCGAACTCCGCGACGCTGCGCCGGGCGGCGCATCGCTAGCGGCTCAGATCCTGTCGTGGTCGAGCGTGGTGAGCCTGGTCGCCGCCGAGCTGGGCTTGGCCGTCTCGCCTGCCGCTCTGGCGGTGATTGACGCGGCGGCGCTGCGCCAGGGTCTGCCCGTGTACGGGGCCGGGAACCTGATCCTGGGCGACCGGGAGATCCGCGAGAAGCTCGACAACATCTTTGAGGCGCTACGGATCGGCTACACGATCGACAACGGCATCCTGCGAGCCTTTGACGGCTCTGGCTTGCGCAACGACCTACCACCGCAGATCCTGGCGCCGCTGTCGGGCCTGCTGTCCTTTGCCGTCACGGACGACGGTGGCGTCGAGTTCGAGGCGCTCGCTAACCCCCTGCTGGCTCCTGGCTCGCAGGTGACGGTGCTCAACGACCTCGGTGTCGTTCAGGGGGGAGGACCCCTGCGCGTCGAGTCCATCGAGTTTGCCGGCGACAACTACGAAAACAGCCTCATGCGAGGCGTAGCCCGAAGGTTCCGGCCCGTCTAATGCCAGGTCGCGAAAACGTCTCTCCGTCACCCTACGAGCTGCCCAAGGATGCGTCGGTGGCCGACCTGCTGCGCCAGGTGCAGCGGCTGACCAAGCTGTCGATCCGCACCCACGCACCGGCGACCGTGGTGCTGTACGACCCCGTGAGGCAGCTCGTGGATTGCACCGTCGATCACTTGCTGACCGTGAAGGTGGTGGACGAGACCCAGGCGGCGCGCCTGGTCGCACAGGGTGCCGTGCTTGAGGGCGCGCCGCCCAACGCGACCGCCACGCTCCCGCCGATCCGGCTGACGCAGATCCCCGTGGCGTGGCCGAGGACCCTGGCCGGTTACGTGACTTTCCCGCTCGTGCCTGGAGACACCGGCGAGCTCCACGTCAGCGACCGCAGCCTCGCGCAGTGGCGCCTGATCGGCGTTCCGGCCGATCCCAAACTGGCCGAGACGCATTCACTAGCCGACAGCGTGTTTCATCCCGGCCTCACGGCCGACACGGCGCCGATCGTGCCTCCGACCGACCTGACGGCCACCGTCGTGCAGGGGCCGCAGGTCAAGCTGGGCCCACTGGCGGCCTCGCCCGTCGCCAAGGGCACCGAACTCCTGGCAGCCGTGGACGCGGCGCTGGCCGCTGCCATCGCAGCCATCCCAGGCCCACCGGACGCGGGCGCTAGGGCTTTCACGGCGTTTCAGGTCGCGTGGAATGCCTCAAAAGCTGCTATCTTGTCACCCAAGGCGCTGACGGAGTAAAGCGCGTCAAATGGACTTGAGGCTTACAGACTACGACTTGGACATCACGGACGGCGAACTGTCGTTTGTGCGTGGGGCCGAGGCAATCGCGCAGGATGTGCGGATGCGGCTGCGGACGTGGCTCGGAGAGACGCCCTACGACCAGGCGGCCGGTGTCCCGTACCTGCAGGTCATCTTTGAGCGCGGAGTGAGCCAGGAGGCGATCCGGTTTGTGATCGAGAACCGGATCCTTGACACGCCTGGCGTGGAGCAGGTGACGAGCCTCAAGGTGCAGGTGGACCCGCGGACGCGGGAGGCCACGATTGTCGGCCGAGCCCTGCTGATCGGGGACGTGGAGATCGACTTTTCGGAGCTCGTGGAGACCGTCTAATGCCTCTCGCCATCACACCCGCAGGACTCCAGACGCAGACCCAGGCCGAGATCCGCGACGAGCTCGTCGCCAAGTTGCGGGCCACCTTTGGCAACAACATCAACACCAACACGAGTTCGATCCTCGGCCAGCTCGTGAACATCGTGTCTGAACTGCGCGCCGTGGACCAGCAGGCGTTGCTGGCCGTGTTCCAGAGCTTCGATCCCAACGCGGCGCAGGGCGTGGCACTGGACCAGCGAGCGGCCCTGACGGGCTCCCTGCGCAACGGTGCGACGTTCTCTGTGGTCGAGGGCGAGCTGACGTTTGCCGGCCCTGGCACAATCGTCAATGGCTCGCAGGTCCAGAACGCCGACAACCAGACGATATGGGAGCTAGTCAACGGTCCGTTCACAGCCCTTGGCCCCACCGTGATCGCTGGCGCTCAGTTCCAGGCGATCGACCCTGGCCCAGTCGTCGCAAACGCCGGCACCAACTGGACGCTGGTCACGGCCGTTCCCGGCCTGTCAGGGTTTGCCAACCCGGCCGACGACGCCAACCTGGGCGCGCTCCAGGAGTCCGACCCAGAGTTCAGACAGCGTCGCCTACTTGAGCTGTTCGCTCGCGGCCTGGGGCCGCTTGCGGCGATCTCAGCGGTGGTCTCCCGTGTCGATGGCGTGCTGAGTGTCCGCACGTATCACAACCCCGACGTGAACCCTGTGGACAGCGACGGCATCCCGTTCAAGGCGTTTAACGTCGTCGTTGAGACGCAGCCGACCCCGCCCCCAGCAGCGCTAGAACAGTCGATCCTGGACGCTATCTGGTCGGCCACGGGTGCGGGCGGTCAGTCGTTCGGGTCGATCGCTGGGATCGTGGTGGACAGCGAGGGCACGCCTCAG